TGTAAAGAACCTGTCAATCACTTCATTTCCGCTATCCCATGCGTCATAGTAGTCACCATCTATCACAGCCACTACATGAGTTCCTGTGCCAACTAAAAAACTGCCCTTTGGATTGTCATAACAGAAGTCTTTCACTGTATAACAATCAGGACAGTTCGTTGGTAGAGAATACTGCCTATATCCTCTGCTCTTCAGATATGCACTCCACACCGCATTGCTTGACGGCATGTCGCAGTGAACATAAGCGAAAACACAGATGGATATAAAAGCCTGTTCCCATGTTAAGTTTTCAAGCTTGCTTACGGCTCTGATAACACAGTCTCCTACCGCTTTGCCGCATGGATTGGGATTATACAAGATATACACTCATACGCACCACCTCTTAATCAACCCACACAATAGCATTGACTTCATTTACGTTAATTGCCGCATTGACTGCCGCTTTCAGTTCGTTGTACTTGATGTGTAGCTGATTACTGCGATATGCCGCCATTGAATTTATCTCTGCAAAGTCAGCAACGCTTATAGCTACACGTTGATTGTCTGCCGTAGTCCACGAGATAGAATCTATAGACGGATTGTCCGTTAAAGACTGCCGTGCGATAGCAAGCCTGTCACGGCTTTTGTCGTCATAATCAAACAGCCCTTTAGTGGTCTGTAAGGGTTCGACCTCTCTGCGGTCACGTTCCGATTTTAACATGGCTATTTTTGCCACCTTTGCCTCGTCCAACGTTGGTTGGGGAAGTCCTACTACTTCGTAATAGTCCCCCATGTCCTTAATGTCAGCATTGTTTTTTTCGCACCACTTTGCTGCGGCTTTAAATTCATCTATCTGCTTCTGCGTTTCCAGCGGTTTTTCTATCTTTCTGCCTATCATACTATCCCTCCTACTGTGCAATATACACGAAACCGCCAAATAATATCTTGTTAGCGATGCTCGTTCCTCTTGTGGTTATATACATTGTCCCGTTGACATTTATAGAGGGCATGGGTTGCGCTGACTCATCACCGACCCCCAACGGAGAAAAACGTTGTGTAAACGCAGGAGTCGGAAACCCTGTTGCCACGGCCATACCGTTATAGGTCACTGTTGCGTTCTCACTCATCCGAAGAGTATGGACGTTGACATAAACGAGCTTTCCCACTTTCTGATAAGTCAATACGCTGTTGCTCAAAACGTTAGTTGCGTCCAATGTAGGCGTTTGTTCCGCTGTGACATTTCCTGTCCACACCGCATTGCCGCCCCACAGAAGTGAACCATCGGGCTTGCCGAGCAAGTCTTTATAGGTAGATGCGTTTCTTGCCCGCAACATGAACTGCCCCGGTTGCGTGCTGTGGCCGATTCCTATTAACGTAAGGGATGCGCCATTCGCAAGCGCCGTGCCGCCAATCAAGCGCAGATGTGCGGTATCATTATTCTTCTTAATGAAGTCACTCACAGTTGTTGTTATTGCTCCCGTCATCGTTCCGCCAGCAAGAGGCAGAACATTTTTTGCAAGAGCAATAGCATTGTCATCCCATGTCAGAGTTCCATCGGGTTTGCCCCGCAACACCTTGCTGTTAGTTCCATCGTGTGCCTGCATTACAAAATGTCCGGGGTTGGCCGCATTTTTTCCATACACACGCACCATCGCACCAGTGTTATTTCCATCACCACCATGTATGGTAAGTGCGCCCTCGTTATTTGTATAATTGCAAAGTATCGCCGACCACGCTTGATTAAACTTTATCGTTCCTGTCATCGTGCCGCCACTTAACGGCAGAACATCTTTTTTATACGCCAGCTCATTGCCCCGCCATTTTAAACGCCCATCGTTATCATGCGTCAATATGTATACGTTTGCGCCATCGGCAGAATATCCAGCAAGTTCAAACTTACCGTTGCCAAGAGCAAATAAGTTTAATCGTGCGTCACCTGTCGTCCGTATGCCGCCATACAATGACAAAAACTGAACAGACGATGTAGTTCCGAAAACGTACAAACCACCCCAGCGATTGTCCTGATTGTCAAGCATACGCAGATCTGTACGGAACGAAGCAATACCTGTTACCTTGCCACCGCTCAATTTCAGATAACTGTTCTTAATTCTGTTGCCGTCCTCATCACCGATAGCAAGGTTGGCTGGCTCAACAACATGACCGTTGCCATCCAGCGTAGGGGATGTTTCACCCACGACATCATGGAGTGCTTCAAGGTTATTCATTACATAATCTATCCATCCATCGTTGGTGGAGTTGGACAGCGCAGTGTTCTTGCCAAACGCACCGGGCTGTATGATGTTGTCGTTACTATCTCGCAGTTCAGGTACTTGATATACTGTTTTTTGCATGTTATGCCCCCTTTAATAGCCTGTTACGTCAATGATGGTATAGATAAATCCGTTCCACGTGTAAAGTGGCGGTCCCCAACTGTCAATCCCATAAATTGGATGTCCATTATCAAAACGTATTTTTTTTACTTTTCCATCAACAATTACAGGCGCCGAAGATTCAAAATATCTGCTCATATAAGGCATGGTATAATCTCTTGTGCAACCTTCCAGTGCCCAATGTCCATCAATATATAACGGTGTATATGGGTCGCCAACTTCCAGCCAAGGAATACCAATATTAACATTGCCTACGTTAATAGCCACGTTCTTGTTTCCATCAATAATGTACCCATCATTAGACGTACTATGGTGTAAAATTTTTAACGGCTTTTTATTGCTTGAAAAAACTAAATTTTTGGACGCATCGAAAATCTGCAAACCATATCGTTCACTACCACCACCCACCTTGTTGTACTCGCCAAACACGTACACATATAGCGAAGAAGCGTCAACGCCCTTGCGAAGAACTATATAATACGCACTATTTCCCAAGGTTGCCGCATAATAATCTATTGCCATAAATCCATCAAGAGTGTTTTTGCCACTAATACCGCCAAGGAACGCAATGTTTTCGTTTTCCCCAAGCGTTATTTTTCTGAAAGAAAATTTACTCCCCTCAACCATATATCCATCTTTAACATCAGCAAACCAGTATGGTAATGTTGACACCTTTACTTTTCTACTTAATGCAAAATTCATATAAGAATCGTTAATAAGCAAAACATTATTATTGTTGAATATTTGAAATCCTGCACTTGCCATGTGTTCTCCTAATATATTCCATAAACAAAAGAAAAAGAAGCCTTTGAATCAACGTGTGTCCAAGACAATTTTGAACCATTCGATTCTATTATTAATCCGCCCCAAACCACTGGTTCTTTGATGCTTTCGCCGGGCTTTTCTATTAGCGACCACATATTCCCATCAAGTAAGCGATTATCTGTCAGTGAACCATTTTTGCCGTTCGTAACTACCCGGCCTAAAATTTTTGATGTTCGTGATGTCATATCTACGACAACTTTCCCGTTTTCGTCAAAGATTTGTAATCCTGCTGACATTTTCTTTTCCCTCTTTTTTCGATAAAAGATAATAGCGGCAACCAATATGATTACCGCTATTATGATGTAAATTACCATAATCCCAACCTCACACGCAGAGTATAGGTACTGCCACTTTTACTGTACACTTCTATTACAGAACCTTTAATAACAACTTTTCCTGTGCTGTTAGTCGTGGTAAATTCACCAAAGTTTGCCGTTAATGCTGACAGGCTGGTTACATTCAGCTTGCTTGCATCAATAGATTTGGCTTGTACCATGTTTACAATAGCCGTTGCCCCTGCCGCATTTACTGTGGTATCACCATCAATACTAATCAGCTTACCTCTTAATCGTATAGTTCCCGGTGACATATTAATCTGTGATATTAAATCATTGTTAGGATTTTGTGGGTCTTGTTTACTAACTTTCAACTCAATGTTATCCTGCAACTGTGCTATTGCACTGTAGTTCTGTGCCGCCAGCTCATCGTCATTGAGGTTTGTTATTACACTTGTAATGCGGTCTGCTTGTTGATTGATAGATGATGTCAGCGTGTTATAGTGTTGCGTTTCCGTGTTTTTATTGGCAGTTACTGTTGAGGATATGCCATCATAATTTTGTTGCAGTTTACTGATAGACCTATACTGCCCACTTGCATCAGGCTCACTGTCTAACTTCTGACTGATAGCAGTGATTCCGCCGGCGTTTTGCGTTATTTGCGTGGACATGGAATTGATTTGCGTGGTGTGTCCGTTTGTTGTGGTACGCACAGCGTCAACCTGACTTGACAATCCATTGTAGTTTGTGTTCAGCCTGCTGATAGATGCATATTGTCCATTTGCGCCCGGTTCGGAATTTAACTTCTGCGTTATTACAGTTACGTCACCAGCAACCGCCTGTATATCGGTTTTCAACTGTGTTATCTGTGTTGAATCGCCCTCTTCCTGCGCCCTGATAATATCGTCAACTCGCAAAGAAATGCCATCAGCTTGCTGTTTCAGTTCTGAAATGGACGTAAACTGATTTGATGTTCCTGCACCGCTGTTAAGTTTCTGTATCGTGCTGGTCAACGATGATGATGTCTGCGACAGGTCGGACTGCATGGCAACGATGCTGTCACCATTGTCGTCCGCTTTGGTTTCCACGGTGGTTACTCTCGTGGAAATTCCGCTTACTGTCTGCGACAAATTACTGATGCTGGCATACGTTGTTCCATCGGGATTCTCGTTGTTTAAATTCGTAATTATCGTGTCAAGGCGGTTATTGGCGGTACTGACATCCATATGCGTTCCCTCTGCCAACGTGGTAACTTCATTCAAATCAATGGTTATGTCACGGATACTGCTATCGACTTCCAGCAACTTGATTTCGCTTGTGTCCGCACGTTCCAACGATTTCTTGATTGCGCTGTCCACCTTTTCGATGTTGATGGCTTCATCTTCCAACAGTCTTGCGTCAACAGTTTTTTTGATGACTATTCTACTCGGTGTACTATGCAAACCCTCACCGAATATATCCACATAAGCAACGCTTACGTCATATATCCCAGCTTCACAGCTATGCGTATAAGTGTTGTTCTCGCTGAACGCTGACACAATGCCGTCACCATTGATATACACTCTCATACCCAAACAGCCGTTAGGAATAGCACCTGCTACAATGTTTATGCTTCCCAGATTAGCCGATACGTCAGGCTTTTCTGGTGTAGGCGGTACGTCTTTTGCGTAAATCAGTTTTGCCGGAGCGGAGTATTTGCCTATTACCGACCTTGCGAACAGATAGAGCGTTCCGCTTCTCGTTGTCAGTGTCACGTTTGTCAGCGTTCCGCTTGTCCGTGCTAACAAATGGCTATCTTCGTTGCCTGCGGATGTGTTGTCACGAACTTCATAATATTCAATATCGGTATTGGAAACCTCTTTCCAACTCAATCTGACTACGTTCCCATAATCAATGCTAAATCCGTTCGGAGTGTTTGGCGTTTCCGTTCTTGCCGTTGCTATCACAGTAACGGTTGGTGACAAGTCTACCGTGTTTTTATTTCCCAACTGGTCTTTGGTGACTACCGCAAACCTGTATGTGTCACCTGTCGTTACGTCACTTAAAGTAAAGTCAGAATATCCTTGCCCTGCGTATAACCAATTATTTTGAAAACCTAATTGGCTAATTGGCACGCCTTGCGTCATAGAAACGTCTACGGCTCTTGCGTTGTCTTTCTTGTACCACACATCACAATTCCGATAATTCGCAAGTAACGGAGTTTCCCATGTCAAGTGAATCTCATACCGCACTTCGCCATTCTTTACGCCACGATAAATTGTATTTCCCACAAGATTGGTTACTACTGGTAGCGCACCATTTCCGCTCGGATATATCGGGCCAGCTTGAGTTCCCGTGCTTTGATTTACGCCCAGCACAGTAATTACCTTTACCCAATACGTTGTGTTCGGCAGCACGTTTAATTCACAAGTGTTACCCTCTACATTGGTTTTGCCAATCGTCCAGTTTTCGCCATCCGTTGACAGTAATATAGTAAATTTGCCGCCATTGTCCGGCATATTCCAACTGCACTCTAACTTGCCAATATTGTTGCCGAAAGCATCTTTGCTTTGCGATAACGTAGCAACCAAGCCTGTTACGTTTTTTGGTTCGCCATACCACTGCGAGTAATCAATAACAGGGATGTCATAGTTTTCATTGAAAATGTTCTCGTTGTATTCAATGCAGGATATGGTGCGCTCAAACTCTTGCGAACGAGTGATGTTCTTAACCATGAACGGTTTACTGCCAACGTTGGCAAACGCAATGTCGAACACATCCCCAACGCCAGGTAAATCATTAGCAGGAATAGAACCATTAACAGTTATTGTTGTCCATCCGTCAGCAGAGGAAACAATATCACATGCCCTTGTGTACAGGTTGTCTTTTGCTGTTCTCCACTGTATGCGGTACGATTTCGTCAAGTCTTGCAATTCTATTGGCAACACCCATGTGGCACCGTTAATGCTTTCAATACGTCCGCTGTTTGCCCACTGCGGCACATCATGGCTGACCATGATAACGTCGCCAACAGTGCAAGCAATAGAATCAATTCCGGCAGTAAATGTAACAGTACGCAACAGATACTTGTTGCTATACAACTGATACATACCCTCACGGTATGCCTGATGGTAGTCGGTAATGCCATCAAAGGTCATTTGCGCTACTTTAGCATATCCGTCAGAATCGTAGGTGTCGCCATATATCGTTATTACTTCACGCTCATATCCTGCGTCTTTATTTGTAAACGTGATTTCTACACAGTTCGCTCTATCACTTACTTTAAGAAATTCCTCACTAAAGCTGCCGCTGACAATGTTTCCCATGCCAAACATCTGCACAGGTGTCTGTACATGGTTATAAATGCAGCCGTAACGTGTGCCAAACCGCACCACAAGGCCGTGTCCGATTGGCGCAAGCTTCTGATTCGCAATATCAAGTAATTCGCCAACAGTGTTGATTTCAATGTTTACATAGTATTCCTTTTCATCACACCATGCCGCCCACTCTACAAAATCGTCATAGCGCATGAGTTTTTTCGCTGCACCACGGACTTCTATTTCCATGTTACCAGTATTAACGTTTTTTATCTCCCGTGCTTGGTGTAATAGGTCATAACACGCCCACGCAGGATTGTTTGACAATTTTTCCTCATATGCATCAATATACGGATTGTACACCCACACTTTCTGCCGTTCTTTCATAAACGTCAGATGCGGAGTACCGTTTAATTGGTCAGTGGCTTTAGCCCTGATGCCAATCAATGCCTGACACGGATAAATAAAATCATCGTAAACGATAGAAGTAATGCCAGTCCAGTAACATTCTTTTTGGTCACGGGTAGGATTTTCGTGGCTTATATTTGTAACCCTTGCTCTGACATCATATTGACCGGGAGTTATATTGTCTACTCTATATTCCTTGCGGATGGCTTTATTACTGTCACCAGTAATAATATATGCGCCAACGTTGCGCCACGTTGTAGTTGTTTTTAACTTGTACTGCAATTCAACAGTAACGCTATTGGTAGCAAATCCACCATCGTCTTTGCCGTGGAACAATCCGTTGGGAAATTCTATTTTAAATATTAACCCCTCTGCCATTCCCTGTGCAGAATCCGTATACCACTGATTTTTAGTTGTCATATGATAGGACAGATTCTTTGTGAAATATGTGTCGTTGAAATACGGAATCACAGCCTGGTCGTTTGTTCCGCTCCTAATTTCGCACGTTACGTTTTCGTAGTTCTCAATGGCATTGTCGTTCAGCCGAATATCTGTAATGGTTAATTCGCCCTCTCCGGCAGCAATCAACCAATTCAAGTATTCGTCATTGTCTTTAGCCGAAACAAACTTGCCAATAGTCTGTCCACCGCTCTTTACCTTGCCGTAAGTCAACGAAACGGCATTATTCTGCCCCTCCATTGTCTGTACGCCACCCCACGAATACGTCGGTTCGTTTTTGGCGTCGTAAGAACCAACATCAATGTTCTGCCCTGACATTCTGCCAATCAAGGAAGAACCCAGGAACATAACAGCGGCAGCGGCCATGTATGCGCCTAAATGTCCTGCCGCAAAAAAACCGCTTGACGCCAACCACCCACCGCTGACGATGCCAAAAGATACCACGGACAAGGCTACGGCAGCAATGATACCCAAGATTCCCTTGCCGCCCTTGCCACCTTTTGCCACAACAGGATAGATAACGACGAAGTCTCCATCGTGAATTTTTGTCTCGTTATCCACTGTAAAACCATTGACAGTAGCTTGTAAGTCAACGCCCTCAATAGCGTTCTCCTGCAACAGTTCCGCAAGCGTGTTTCCTGCTTCGATATGTTTAATTTCTCTGCCGTCCTGCGGAGAGAACGGATTTTTAACTAATACCAGTGTTACCATTCGTTTCACCTACATATTCATAAAAACCCACAATCACTTTACGCCATGCCGGATTACTGATTCTGTCAATGTTCACGCCTATTCGTTCCCTTGTGTGTATAAACCGCCCACCACCGATATACACAGCCGTATGGTTTACCACACCAACAGGAGAACCAAATCTCATTGCTATCAGGCATGGTGCTTTTGGCTCTTTGATTTCTTTCCACGGATAATTGTGTACGTTGCCCTCTATCAGTTCATTGATACGACACATATCATCGTAGTTGTACTGCATATCGTATTCCGGGATTTCATGTCCGTATCTGCGAAACACTTCTTTTACCAATCCGTAACAGTCAAAGCCAACGTTTATATCTCTGCCACGATTAACAAACGGAACACCAATTAAATCGTTAAGTTCCACCACCGGCGTAAACCCCCTTTTGGTCAATGCCCGGAAAACCGCCAAAACGTGCGCTATTGTTATGCTCCCTGCAATCCTCAAGCGTATGTTTACACGTTTCCATGTTGCCATTGTAACCGCAACGTAACCCTTTGTAAGCAAATGGACAGTTGTTCTTCATGTAGCGGTCTATCGGTCTGCGTGTCCGTGCAGAATACGCATTGCCAAGCGTAAACGTTATCCACTGTTCGTCTATCTTGCAGTCCAACACAGTAAAGTACTCTTCAAGGTCAGCGTCACCGTTCATATTCAGCGAGTTGACCACACGCAAGATTACTTCTGTGCCAACACCGCCGCCGCTGTCCTCAACATACCACTGCATACCTTGCGCTACATTGCTTACCTGTAACTGCACGTTTGGGTCAGAGCCGTCGCTATCTTCGCTCGTTTCCCCGATTTGGAACGGAAAGGCCTGATACAACTGACCTTTCCATGTTACATCCTCGTTGTTGTAGCAGATATATACAGTGTTTTGTAAACGTATTTCCAACAGAATGAGAAAACAACTATCTGTAGACAGCTTGTTTTTTTCTACTTTAGATATTGCGGAAATAGAAAGCATTATCACACCTCTTGTAATTCCAACTCAACATCCCATTGATCCACAGTAACTATTCTTGCATTGTATTTTGTGCAGATAACAAGATACGCTGTGTTGTCTGTTGGATTCAGCCAATTAAACCTGTTAGCAGAGTGTTTCGCAGTATTTACAATAAAATTATCTAATATCGCAAAGTAATTCTGCTTTAAGTTTTTCCATGTTACTTTCCACGTTTTTCTGCTTCGTGTAAACTTTAAACGGCTCTGCACAGTGCCATCTTCAAATTTTGTTCTGATAGAATTATCTTCTGTTTCATAGTCCATCGGATATTGTGGAGCAGGAATCGTACTCGGAAAATCCATATTCTACCTCCAAAATAAAAAGAGTGGCTTATGTGGCAGCCACTCCCTTTAATACCGTTCTCATTCCCATAGTGTTGTTGTTTACCGCTTCAAGCACCGTGGAAATTATCATTGTTTTGCCGTCAAACCTCACACTGGCATTGTCTGACCTAACTTCCTGCCCAGACCTGTTGATTACCTCTACTTTGACGTTTTCAACACCGCCGTTCATCATGGCGTTTGTTTGTCTGTTGTTATACACACGCCCACTTTGCGAACCCATGCGTAACAGTTCCGGGCCATTCTCACCGACAACATAAGTGCCACCAGCCTGCGCCTTGCCACCGCCAGCTAAACCAACGCTTACGCCACCTGTGGACGCTATGCTGCCGCCGCTAAACCAACTGGAAGCACCAGAGAAACCGCTAGAGTAACTGCCAACGCTTACAGTGCCACCGCCTAAACCGATAGCCGCCATAATTGCTTTGGTTATCAAGCCCTTAATGATTATCTGCGTCATGGATTTCAGTATGGTGTTGGTCACGTCCTGACAGAACTGCTTGAACTTATCTTTTGCGCTTCCAGTGCTTGACACTAGCGTTACAAGCGAATCCTCAATAGAACCAAAAGCAGATACAAACTGGTCTCTGAAATTCATCTGCTGATTGGCTACTTCTTCTAATGCTTGCGCCCATCCATTCTTAAACTCATACACAGAATTATCATTAATCTGTTTAATCGTATTAGCAAGTTCCTGTTCTAACTGCATCCTACGGTCACGATTATCAATGTTGACAGCAAGCAGTTCTTCCAGATACGCCTTGTGGATTTCAAGCCGTTCCGCTAATGCCGCACGTTGCTGTTCCATCGTGCCACCCATAGTGTAGATACGATTAGCGGCTTCTTCGTCCTGCTTCATGTACTTTAAGTACTCATCCTGCTGTGCTTCCCACGCTTTCTTTTCCATAGCAAGCTGATATTCAATCTGCTTGTTACGGACTTCGCCAACATCAACGCCTAACTGCTGCGCCTTGACAATATCTTTTTCGTATCCGGCAATCTTATCTTTTGCCTGCGCCATTGTCTTTTCATAGGCAGTGGTCTGTCCGTTCATGTTAGCAATTTCTTTGTTCAGATCAGCATAGATTTTCTGCATTTTGGCAGCGTACTCTTCGGCCTTGTTTGCAGCTTTGGCAGCACCACCTTTGCCGCCTCCGCCACCACCAGCTTTATTGCCGAAATCCTGCAAACCGATTGTGCCAGTAGCATCAGTATTTCCGTAGTTATAAGACGAATCATTGACAATAGCATAATCGTCAGCATCATCACGGCCATTGAATTTGTAGCTAACTTCATTTCCATATTCATCTAACTGTGAAGCAACTTTTGTTTCTTGAAATTTCTTATAGGCGTTATAGACAACTGCACCAACGCCAGATACAACGCCACCAGCCAAACCGATTCCTGCCAACGTTCTTGCTTTAGCAAACTCTTTTAACGCTTCGATACCATTGCGTATCATCGGTATCATGCTTGCTACAGCAGACGTGATAGAACCAATAGCCATAGCAAACATACCGCCTGTCATGGCGGCGTTTCCGGCAGATTCATACCACTGCTTATTTTCCTCGTCTGCCTGTGCAAGAACGTCACACAACAAACCGAAACCCATAGTCAGACCACCAATAGATGACATCAACGTTCCGACACGTTCTGCAGAATTGCGAACTGTTTCGCCCCACTTTGCGTGTTCCTCGTTCTGCCGTTTTTTGGTTTGGATTTCTTTCTCTTCAGTTTCAATAAGAACCCGTATTGCTTCAGCATCTTCCAAAGATGCCTTTTTCACGAACTGAAAATACCGCCTTGTTAATGCTTCAATCCGTGCTTCTTCCGTACCTAGTTCACGCAGTTTCTGTATCAGCGTGGTAATGTTCTCTGCCCTGAATGAATCACTAGCAGAACCGAACCACGTTGACATCTGTGCGCCCATCTTCTGCTGTTGCGCTCTGCTCTGTTCAGCCAAACGGATTTGTGCAATAGCCGCATTTACCTTATTTAATTCTGCACTATATAACTGTGAGATTTTAGCCGCTCGTTGTTCCTGCTCTGCCATTTGACGCAAAGCGGCGGTGCGCCCACTGATTTTATCAGAAACACCTTGAATTACTTGTCCTAAACCAGTCTGTGCTTCATAAGCGTTCCTGCTATTTACGGCTATCTGTGCAATATCAGCAGCAAAAGGCGCAAGCTTTCTTGCGGCAAAAAATCCTGCGATATATGTCAGTTTATCAGCAAACTGCCCTATTGCGGTAAGCCCTGCGCCACCAATGCCACCAAGTATAGGCGCAACAGCTTTGCCAATATCACCAAGGTTTTTTGCAACTTTGCCAACAACGTCACCGATTTCTCTGATGCTTTGTATGAAAGCAGGATTTATTTCCCACTTATCACCAAGATTTTCGGGAACAGGAATCAGATAGTTTGCGGCATCTTCTAACACGCTTGAAAACGACTTATAAAGTGTTTCCGCACCTTTTGCGCCAGCTACCTGTAATCCCTCCTGGATTCGTGCGATACGCCCCTCAACAGTACCGCTGGTGTATTTCACAGCGTCACTAAAGCCCTGCATACGCTTCATCAGGAAATTAAACAGCCCCTCTGCCGATGCCTTTGCTTCTTTGATGTCCTTATTGGTAATACCTAAAGACGTTGCCAATGTACTGCTTGCAGGACGAATACCCTCTGTAATGATAGAACGCAATTCCTGGACATACTGGTTCGTCGGCAAACCCAAACTGCGAACCGCATTAGTACCAACTGTGGACAACTGCACAATCTGGTCAATGCTCATACCGCTTGACAAACCTGGGCCTAACAGCGCACGGAACGTTTCAATCAGTTCTTTTGACGTGGCGGCGGTACGCAATGCTTCACTCTGCAACCCTTTCATGGCCTTGCCGGACAACGCCATAGCGTCATTCCATTTAATCTGTTCGCCATTCAGCGTTATCATGGACTTTAAAATACCTGCAATACCAATCTGATTGGTTTCCAGAGATTTTGCGTATTCATACGAACCGCCAACCAGCGTATCCCATACGTTGCCTACAGCACCTAATGCCTTATAAATAACAAAATAACGGCTTGCAGAATATACAAGCCGTTCCATCATCTGACTCATGTTAGACAGGCTGCCTGCCGCCTTATTGGCGTTTGACGCAAAACTGCCCATCTGTCTACCGCTGTTCTGAACAGTGTTGGAAAAGCGACTATACACACCAGTAAGACTTTGCAATCCTGCTGTTGCCCTGTCATCTAATCTAATTGCTAACCTTGTTTCGCTGACTGGCATTTTCCACACTCTCCTTTATTAACAGCGATTCAATTACTCTCAAACGTTTCATCATTAGCTGCGTGATTTTTACACGGCTCAATTCTGCCAGTGCTTTCATGTTTGCCCAATCAATGCCTGTTACCATAGCACCGTCCATTGTGCCAACGTACCGTACACAATTTGCAGCTAAACCAAAAAAGTGCATGGTACTTATATTTCCATCTCTCAAATCTGGGCAGCGGTCAGGACAGTTTTTACAATCCAATTCCCTGCCCCTCTGTTTTGCGGCCTTTTGACAATTCTCACAGAATTTTGCGCCGCCTTTTATTCGCCAATCCCAGATTTCTCGGAGTTTTTTTCGTCGTCAATCTCGCTTTTTTCCGTTAATTCCACGGTCTTATCCGCAATATATTTCAGCGTACCGGGATGCAGCGTGTATGGGTCTATCCCGTAAATCTCTTTTGCAACCCACTTCATAACACGCAAACCCATTTCGTAGGTTTGCATTTCTTTCTTGTTCACCTTTTCATAACATTCATCAAGGTATGCAAGATATTTTTCGTACTGGTCTAACCCCATAGCCTTTACTTTGATTTCCATTTTTTTACCCTCCTAAAATAAAAAGGCCGCATATTTCAGCGGCCTATTGTTATACACTTACCACTTCATAGGAAGCGGTTTCGTTAATCAACGTGAACTGGATTGACGTTCCCAACGAATTGGTCTTATAGAACGCACCATATTCTAATTCCTGCATAATACCAGAAGAACCCTCAATGTTCGGGGAACGTCTGGGGAACTGCACTTCCGGCAAATCAATCTGCAAGGAGTTACCCTGTTTGGTCAGCTTAACCTGTAACGCAGTAATTGCGCTGGTCATGGCTTTCTGGATATAGGTGTCATCATCATAGAACGCAGTCATACTGCCGGACAACTCTAACAACCCCTCGTTGATACGGCTACGGAAACCACCGCCACCGATAGCATACCCCTCTTCGTCCAGTCCAAAACCAATATCAAGCGTAAATTCTGTCGCAACCGCAACTTCTGCATTGTCAACCTTTAAAGCCGCCTGGAAATTGTTTAAGCGGTCAAGCGTCAGATCCGTGACAGATGCGCTAATTGGCGAATCGCTAATGGTTTCGTTGCAACCCAACACTTGTACATCACAGGTCAGTTCGCCGTCACCACCAAAGGAAAAACCAAGAGAAGAAATTTTACATCCTTTGTCAACAAAATAATCTCCGTTGGAAAAAGCCTGCTCCAAAGAGAAAGACGGCTGTTCCATACCCGGTTTGAAAACATGCTGATACTTGCCACCGTCCAAAGAAGTGGTCGTGGGATTACCAAAAGCAAGTGCCAATATCCAACCGAATACATTCGTGTCCAGCGGAATGGTAATGCCGCCGCCTACGTTGATATTACCCATAATAGGCTCAACAGGATCACGTCTACCTGTCATCGTTCCGGGCGCAGTACGATTCTGTTCGGCTGATACGGTACAAGAGTTATACGGAATACTCCGCACAGTACCGCTGGCAGGAGTTACACCTAATTCTTCTTCCGGAATAAAGCGTATGCCAGAATACACGCCCATTGCCTGTTTAGGCATATAAATCACCCCCATTAAAAAATTAAGGAAGAACCTTTATAGTTCTTCCTGATACGTTGTTCCAAGTGTCTGATAAATACGCCACGTCAGCCGCATCTCTCCAACCCAATGTCTTACATCAAGCGGATACGGGCCGGACGTTTCACATTTCGACAATGGACGATTCCGTTTTGTTTTATCGTTGAAAATCGTTTCAATCAGTGACATAAACTTTGCGCCAACGTCAAAAATGTCAGGCATTAGCACTCCGTCTATGTCAACATAAGAAGTGTCATCGGCAGATACGCCAATAAAGGCCGTTGCATAGTAGTCGCAAAACTCAATGTTCTGCCCCTCTTTTTTGCGAAAGTCTGTAAAAACGATGTATGGACAGTCAGCAGCAACAGGAATATTTTTTCTTGCAAAATCACCCACGAAAACTTTCAGTTCATTCTCAAAATGGTTTTCGCAAAACTCATGCACTGCTGAATCGTTTTTAACAAAATTGCCAATCGCAAGCAGCGTATCAGAAATATCTAAATTCTGTAATGCCATTATCCATACACCTTATACTTTCTTCTCGCCTTTTTGGAATAGGTCGCATTTTCTTCTGCATAATCGTACAACTTCATTTGTACGTATGGTGCGATCTGTGGTTGTAGCACTCCTGCCATTGGTTCAAAAACAGGACGTGCGGGAGTAACCAAATATTTTTTGTTTTTCCCTATGCTTAACCCCGCTTCACGGTATCGCTTACGCACAGAAGATGTCACAGGCGTTTCAAAACCCTCTTCCTGCCTGCGCCCATACGTAGCAGATGTCCTGCTTGTCCAACCAATGCGTACTATGCCGCCATCATACTGATAACCAATAGCACGTAGCATTTTGCCGTACCACTGCCGTGCTGCCGAACCACCTTGTAAAGCAGCACGGATTCTGTGTGGTCTACGTTCTACAAAATTCGCACCACCTGGCGCACCTGTTTTTACTTCTTGTTTGATTTCTTTTTGTACAAAATATCCAAGCGACTTTGCGGCACTCTTTAAAAATCCTTTATTATGTGCCGCCATACGTTCTAACAGCGGCGCAATTTCATCTGTTACGTTAATCTCTAACAGTTCCACACCATCACCGCCCAAACGCTTTTGTGTTCTTCACCGCAAACACAACGTAATGCGCTCCTGCTACGTCATGCTCAATTACCTGTGCTACCTGGTACTCAATGTCCTTATACACGATAACGTCACCCTCCTGCGGTTCTGCAACGCCACCATCGTCAGGATCGTCACAGACGGAAAATGTCGCAATGTCAGCCAAGTTTGCGTGTTCAATGGCTGTTGCGGCATCGTTCCAGTCTGGACGGCTCATGGAAGCACCGATATAAACAAGCGCAACAATCTCTTGACCGTTATAGGTGATAAGTTCGCCCAATCGGTCAAGAGAAAAAAACGCCTTTTTGGACACTCTACGCTGCGCTTCAAGTACGCTCATTACGCACCAACGAACACGTTGATTTTTACATCAACAACAGTATCGTCAGAAGCGGCGTCAGCCCATACAACACCATTGCCAGTACCCTGTGCCGCAGCAACAGAGCCGTCAGTGCTGATAGTAACAGGAGTGCCAGCGGCTAATGCGCCACTTGCTTTGGTGAACTGGAAAACGCCCTCTGCGTCGCAGGAGATTTTCTCACCAGCTACGGCAGATTTCCGTGTAATACCGATTAAATCGCCGATTTCAACAACAGCATGATAGTCAACTGCCTGCGGAGCAGTATATTCAATCAGCTTGCCAGCCTGTCTGAAAGATGCCATGATTTCTTACCTCCTTTTATTATTCGCCGTCATTCTTGACGAAAGCACGATAGTCAATTAAGTTAAAGCCAAAGTCCATCCAGAACTGATAGTCGATACCCAGGTGGCTCTGCGGAATAACAGTGCGGCTGTACGGACGGTCTACGTTGTTCAGCGTGGTGTATTCGATACCCTCCATTTCAGACGGACGTGCAACAGCATAGTATGCTGCACCGGTCAGATACGGAGAAGTGATTAAGGTCATCATGCCCTGGACGATGTTGGGTACGCCCGGATTGGTCTGGCTCGGATCAGAAGAAGCCTTTAACAACTGTGCATGGTCATAGAAGTTTTCGTCAGAAGCCAAGATGTAGGCAGGGAACACACCAATATATGCCTTGCCCTCAAAATCTTTCTGGCGGCGCATTAAAGCCCGCATTTCAGAATAGGCTTTTGCGGAAACGTCTTTGTTGGTAACGACAATGTTTTTGTGTGCCGCATTAAACGGGATTGTTTTCAGCAGATCGAAGAACATCTCTTCCTGCAAACGACGGAAGCCGCCAGCCTGCATGCGAATAGCCTTAACAACTGCACCCATGTCATCGTTGACGAAAATTTCACGAGTAAAGCTGATAGCCTTGCCATAAGTCTGAATCGCAGTGCTAACTTTCTCATCGTGCATTTCCTGATACTTGAACTCTCCGGATTCCGGTGCCATCAGTTCAGGCTTGCCATCCAAACCCAGGCGATACTTATGCGTAGCCTTGAAGTCTTTGTTGCTGCCTTTAGAAACTAACTGCTGGAACACGGTCGGCTGTTCACGATAGCCTTTTAACATGGTCTTATTGCCAAACTGGTCAATTACCATGCTGAACTGTTCCGTACCCATAGCACGACTGTGGGAATTGAACATTTCCTCAAAAACTTCGTGTGCGCTCATGTGACGCAGCGCACGTTCGCTCATGCCACCGGCAATAAGGCAATCTTCCGCAATGGCACGAAGAGAACCGTTGCGGTACTCATCCGCACCTCTTACTGCTTCGGCTTCGCCAATAATGCCATGATGCAGTGCCAGTCCGTCAACTGCACGTTCAATAAATTTGTCACCGGCATCTTCGGTAACAGTCACTTTGGACGCTTTCTGTTTTTCGGCAATGTCGTCCAGAATTGCCTTGCGTACCGCTTCAACAGTCTTGCCGTCTTTTACATAGGACTCCACTTTTGCGGAATCTACGTTAAATTCACGACATACTGCGTAAATTTCGCCAATACGCTCACGTTCTGCCTGTGCCGCTTTGGTCGCCGCCTCAACGGCAGATTTTTCTGCCACATCTTTAGCGACCACATCCGGCGTACCGTTCATAACGGTGTCTTTGTTTTCCATTGTGTTTTCCTCCTTTGTTTTTTGGATTTCCATTTCTATATCCCTTAATTCACGTCCGACACCGCAATCGGGATCTGCCGGACAGCTAACAATGGACACTTCATACGGTTGCCATAAATCAGTAACATCCGTGGTGGATTCATATTTGATACCCCTGTATTCTGAACCGGCGTTTACACGGACTGTATGCAGCCGCATATAGCCGACAGATACACCACGTAAACTGCCCGACAACACCTTTTTAAAAATCTTGTCCGTTTCTTCATCGTTGTCAAAAACAACTTCTGCAACTGCACGTTTGTTCTCAAAGGTTATATTGTTGATTTTGCCAATAACTACGTCACGGTTATGGTTAAACAGCAACGGCATAACGCCATTGTCAAAACGCTGCAAATCGCAGTTCTCTTTTTCGCACAAGCAACTTTCCGGCACAAACCAGTTGTCGCACGGTGCTTCTGTCATAAACGTAAATTTCGCTGTGCGACTGGCTTCATCAACTTCGCCAAGAGAAATACCACGTACTGCGTATTTTTTAATTCTGGCCATCTGTTTCATCATCTCCTTGCTCGTTGCCGTTATCAGCAACGTTAAAACTTAATGTCACGCCTTTACTTTCTGCGTATTCCTGTACCTCTGCCATTTCGTCAATGCGCTCACGCCAATCTACGCCTTGTGCAGCACAATACTGTTGGAACGACAAACCACCGTTCTGTAAGTTAATGCTGTTTGCCTCGGCTTCTTTCTTTGGGTCAATCCAACCAAGACTCGGCGCAAGCCAAACGGCTTTGTAATATTGCAAATCGTCAGGTTTAAAACCCGTTCCGTCTAACAATCCTGCAAGATAGCAGATACTTACAAACCGCCGATATAGCGGACGCAGGAAATACTCAATCAGGTCTTTCCGCATCTGCTTGTATGTGTTTTCATCTGCCAATAAGTTCTGCCGTGCGCTGGAATAATTAACACGTTCCACGTTTCTTGAAGTGGATTCCAGTGACAATCCCATTGCGGCAGCAATCATGCGCTGTTGTAACGGCAAGTAATTGCCGACTTCTGCGGCCTGCCCCGACGGAATCAACATTTTTACAGTTTCACCAGGATTCAAGTATTGAACCCTGCCACCCTTAATCTGCTCAATGTTTGATTTCTGCTGTTCCATTGCCGCCATACGCCCCATTGCGCCAGCAGTATTTGTGGTTTCCACAAACGCCGATGTACACGCCGCTGTTTTCTGTTGGAACGCAACCGCATTGTTGTAATCGCCAACGTCTTTGGTGGTAACAATGGTACTTGCCATTGGAGTAATTTCACGGAATTGACTTACCCTTGTCCTATCCCACAGGAATATTGCGTTCTCTGCTGGAATACGCTGTGGCTCTGCAATCGTAAATCCATCCACATCCGTCTGTGTGATCCAGTACGCAACAGGCAAGCCATCAGCGGTACACTCCACGCCGTCAGACAAGATGTTTCCGTTTTCCAACGGCACATTTTCAGAAGTCAGTTCATCAACCTCATGCAGTTGTATGGTCAGCGGAATAAAACGTTTTTTGTCTATTGGGAACGTAATTAAAATACCGCCGTCTACTTGCTTACGGCGGCTAATCAGTTTCAATAGGTCGTCAAGCGACTGACGCTGTGTGTAATCGCAATTTTCATAGTGTGTCCATTCTTCCCACAACTCTTCAATGCGCTTGTTGAAAACTTCATTGTCGGAACGTGCTTGCATGTTAAAACCTGTTGACACAACATTGTTTTTGACTGCCATGATAATAGAGTTTGTAATCGGATTGTTGCGCTCCAAATCCCTTGCTCTGGCTCTCAATGTTGCACGACTGGCTTTGTTTATGCCCTCTGCCGGGCCATCCCACGGGAAGATGGCATCCTTGCGTGTTTCATGTGCCGCTTCAAAACCAAAATAACCCATACGTGTCGCTTTTGATTTCACTGCACTTTCTGGCGAAAATATGCTTTTTACATCATCAACAAAATTACCCAAACGATAAAAAATGTTGTCCGGGCTTCTCTGCTTAACCATTAGTCAAAACCCCCAAACTTCAAATAAGCGGTATTGTAGCTGTTACCCTGTGCCGCAGCAATTGCATTATCCAAATAGGCAAGACGGTCATAAAGTCTAGACAGATTCGCAAACTTTACTCTGCCATCCCTGGTTTGAAATTCCTGCCCGGCTTCAAGGATGTTGTCAATGGCAGCTTGTACTTTTTCACGCTCTGCCCTTAATGCTTCAAGATTCACATTCTCACCCCTCCGGATTAAAATATTGCGGTATCATATCGTCTACCAACTCTTTTTTCTTCTCATGTAGCGTTTGTTGCGGCTGCAAGTTTCGAATGTTCATTACATCTGCTGCAAGATACGCATAGACTTCACAATCAAGATAATGGTTAGGCCTTTTGCCAATTTGCCGCCAAACCTCTTTGTCGCCATCACGAACTTTTTGTTCAGCCGTAATCATGTTGGCGTATTCCTCGTCGGTGTCAGCGTCCACCATCCAACACCCATCCTCGCCAAGTTCCTTGTTAAGTCGATACATGATAAGGTCTTTATATTTGTTCGTGTCAATTTCGTAGAGAATCATGGAACGTTGCCATGCTCTACCTTTATCGTTAGGTTGTAAATTAACACGCTTGTAATACCCTGCTAACGACTGTGACGCACCTTTAACCGGAATCGCCACCGTAGCATCACCATACGCAAATTGGCAAAAATCATAAGTATCTTCTGTTTCGTAGCCGGAGTCAACGGCATACAAAACAATCTGCATTTTGCGGTCACTCTCTTCCACAGGCCAATACTGATCCATAATGGTTTTTAAGTCATCCCATGTTTCAGCAGAGCCATTGGCGATTTTCATGCTCCGCAAATTAGGCATCCATGCACGGACAACCCAATAAAAATATCCTTGCTGACGGTCAACTCCGGCAGTAAGGATAAGTGTTTCTTTCGGCACAATGCCACTTTTGATTTGTGTTTTCTTGTCTAAAACAGCTTTTGCTTTAACTTCACTGGATTTCGACTTCCACGGCTCACCTAACCATGAGTTGACGAAGTTCATTAATGATGTCGGGTCGTCCTTTGATTTCAGAAATTCCTTTGCTACTTCCGCAAACGCTACCCACGGCGAATACAATGTATTCAACCTGTACCCAACTATTTTAGGCTTGTAGTTCAACTGTTCATCAGCTATCCACTTGCCCTTTCGCAACATTGGCAGCTTGTGTTTATCCCTTATATGACATTGACACTGCTCACACTCATAATAGGTTTCTCTGGATAAACGCTGGTCATCTATTACGGTAGGAAACTTTAAGTTTGGAAATTTTAATATCTGATAATGTCCACATTCAGGACACGGAACATAGAATTGATAGTGTATCTCTGATTCCATGTAAGAACGATACACATAACCCCACTCCGTTGTTGGAGTGCTGCCAACAAGAATTTTTCGCCACGGCCAGTTTTTAGTACGCTCTTTTACCAGTGACACAGGATTTGCTTCACGTCCTGTCCATTGCGGAAACTTGTCAACCTCATCCATGATTACTCTCGGTATAGGCCATGACGCTAATTTAGCAGGACTGTTAGCACCACTCAAACGAATAAAGCCGCCTGGAAAACGAACCACTAACGCCTTGCTTCGGTCAGCCGATTCAATTTTCTTTGCAATCTGTGGCGTGTTCTTTAATGCTTTCTGTAAGCGGTCAACAGAGAAGTCTTTCGCCAGTTCCTCGTCCGGCATAACGTACATGATGCGGCACGGTGAACGGTCTATTGTATATCCACAGATATTTACAGCCGCTTCGGTAAAACCCAACTGTGTGGCTTTTAACACCGTGGTCACTTGCGTGGTTTTATCAGTAAACGTGTCCATTATGTCACGAAGATATGGAGTGTTATCTGTATTCCATAAACCCGCAGACGGAGACTCTTCTCTTGTCAGTATGCGACTGGTGTCTGCCCACTCACTCACTGTCTGCGGTGGCGGCGGCTGAAATGCTTGCAGTGCGTTTCGTATAACGTTTTTTAGGTTTTGTTCCCACGTTTTCTGCACGTCCGATGTTATCGCCGCCTGCAAGTCTTGTGAGTACCTTTGTGATAATTTCGTTGGCAACTTCTTCACACTCCGTTGCTATGTCAGGATCAATGCCGTATACCCTTGTTTTGATGTTATCCGGCACAGTAAGAAGCGTTTGCCGTATGTCAAGAAAAAGCATTTCAAGGCTATCCTTAACTTGTTCTTGTGGGATGAGTTCTCCCATCATCTGCAACGTAATCATTTCTTCCTGTTTAGCTTTTTCCGATTTATATTTTGCTTCGGCTTTCAGTTTCTTTTCTGTGTCGGATAAATCCTGTGCCTGTTGTTCTGCCTGCTCTCTACGCAGCTCTAAAACCCCATTAAAATCAACAAGCCCGTTGTTTTTAGGAAACTTGTTCTCTCTGATCCATTTGTTTAGCCCTTGCGGCGTTATGCCTAAAGCTTTTGCGGCTATAGACGCAGAACACAATATATGGTTGTCTTTTCCTAACAACAATTCGTTAGCCATGCGTACTCCCCTTATAAACCAATACGGCTGACAGTAAATGCCAGCCGTAATCGGAGGTGTAAAAGAATGGCAATAAAAAAGACGCACCAACCGGCACGTCTTTTTCGTTCTTTTACAGTTTACATTATAACACACTTTTTTGTACACTTTTGTACACTTTTGTACACTTTTGTTCCCTCTTTACAAAAAAAGGTCTAAATTTTCAAGCCAATCAGCATAATTTTGCTGAAAACAAGTAATGGCTTTTTTAAAACGCTTGTTATAACCGGAACGTGAGTAGTGATAATTTTTGCACATTTCCCAAATGGAAGTGACATTGATGGCATAATCCGTCAAAATGCTTTGCACGTCAAAGTCCGGCAGCGCATTAATACGTTCCCTTGCTTCTTCTCGCATTTCCACAAGATGCCGTTTTCGTGCTTCAACTTTGACAACAATCTTTTCTGCCTGTGCAATTTTGTTAGACAGATCCGTTGGCTCACCACCGTCCACTTTGTCTTTTGCAAAGTCCACAGCTTGCAGAGAATAAATAGTTTTCCTTGCTTCGTCCAGTTCCTTGTCAGCCACTTGCAACCGATGTTTGATAGCACGGATAGCATCTAGGTATTCCTTTGCTTGCAAAATTATCACCTCATTTGCTTAACTCATTCAATTTCTCACGAATCCTTTGTTTAGCGGCAATGTATTGATACTCGCCATTTAAACCTAAAACGTCAGACAATATGCAATAAAGATTTTCGTTAAACACACAATCATCACCGCACTCACCATTCACTTTCTTGCTATCACAATACCGCTTTATAGCCTTTGCGTCAATTACCGCAGTCACATCTTTTATGCTCATAACATCCACATCCTTATAACAAAAATTACCGCACACCAGAACCCCAGCGTCACTCCGACAAGAAGAATCAAGTCAATGTTCATTTTCGCTCACCTGCAAAATTTCAACGTTTTTAAACTCCATCAGTGACAATCCGTTGTACACAATCAATGCAGCAACCTCTTTTGTTTCCGCTTTTACAGAATAATTCTTAACATAGAGGATTTTCTTTTCGCCACCAACAAAACCGACTTTGACGTTCCAAAGTTTCATTTCTGCACCGCCTTTTGTCTAAATTTTGCGTTCCATTTATTGTGTATATCCTCTGCTGACTTTCCTCTTATAACAAACTCTATATCGCACCAAGAGCAACAAAAACTTCCCTCTGCTTCTTCCGTTGTTCCTTTTTCACGTTCAAATATCACTATTTCAGAAAGTAAGCAACCGCACAACGGACAGCTTTTTGTGATATTCATTCCTGCACCGCCTTTTTCTTTTCGTATTCAACGCTTATTTCTTCCGCAAGTTTCGCCCATTCTTTATCCATGTACAATTCACGTTCCATCCGCCGATACCGTTCTATTTCCTCGTCTATATCACGTTTCATAATGAATAATGTTTTGGCTGATAGCTGTGGAATTAGATAACGGATATATTCAATAGTTACAGACGGCATATAAGTGTATCTTCCAATCGCATAACGTAGGGCAGAAATCATCATTAATTCAAAATGATTTGTAATGGAAACAAATCCGTGTACTTTAACGTTCTGCTTTTTGCTCATTTTAAAGTACTCCCTACACCGCCTACACGCTCACCATAAGCGTCATCGTTATCTGTTAAGTAATGTTTTGTAAATATGCCCTGCATAAACCTTTCATTCCGCTTAATCATTACCGTGTTATCACTGCAATTACGGATTCGTGCCAGTATTTCGCCCTCGTTATCAGGATTGTTGTAGTAATCAGCGTCAATGATTCCCACGCAGTTGTTTAGCATCAAACCGTATTTAATGCCGTAGCTGGAACGGATATATAACGCAAGGTGTTCGTCTTTCGGCATATGAACTTTAATACCTGTGTTCAAATTCCGTTCCTCATGGGCAGGAATAACAACGTCCTGTAGGGCGTAAAAATCATATCCTGCTGAATTTGCAGTTTGCCGTTTCGGTAACTGCGGTCTTTCCTCTTCTGGCAGCTCTGCATATTCGCTAATTACTTCAAAAAATCGTTTCATGGCTTTTTACTCCTTTTCTTTTTCTGACGATGATAAATTTAATAACGTGCATCTGAAAATAATGCAGAGAAATACTATTGTGGTTAGCCAGTGGCTATACATCATATCCACAAGATATTTTGCAAAATCCCACCCTGTCATGCTATCACCTCTCCAACTACCGAGGATTACTCAGTTGTTCAGTATGTGCCGAAAACTCATCATCAACAACAAGTTTAACTTCGCCAACACAAACCGCCGTTCTCTCGATTCTATCTTCCAATAACGCAAGCAAGATTTCTATTGCCAACGCAATAAAAGCGTCTTGGATAGGGTTTCTATTAAGTGTATCTTGCAATTCCAACAATCTGCGCTTGTAAGTTATCCATTTTTTCACGCTATCACCTCTATTTGAAAATACTTGAAAGCTACTTGAAACTAACAAGGGTTACTTGGTATTTCTTTTTATCCAACTTTCTGCTCTCTTTTCGCTGACTTTCCCTTTACCTTTACAGCAATCACATTCATAATCAGCGAAGATAGCGCCCTTGCCTACTAAGATGTTTGGCACGACTTTTCCTATCATTCCTCTACCACGACACCTTGGGCATTTAACCATTTTCATTTTCTACTCCTCTCGGTGTGATTGTTTTAACCATTTAGCCCAAAATTCTTTATGTTCACGCCTAAAATCAAAATTCTTAAAATCATTGATAACATTTCTGCTTTCACTGGCAAGCCACTCTGCCTTTTCTTCTGTACTTAACGTATCAAACCATTCTTCGTTTGTATATATTTCCTGTTCTTCTCTGAAAGGGATTCTTCCTACGCCTCTACATTTAGGACAAATCATCGTGTTTCTCCTTTAACCACCACTCCATTAAAACTATCCAAAAGTTACCATCATCTTTGTGTACAATGGCTTGTAGCCTAACATCTAATGGAATACACGCCCAATTTTTACAAATCCATCTCTTTATCAATTTAATTTTCGTGCGTTTTCTTTTATTCATGTTCCTCCTTTAACCCCATCTCCTGCGGTTCTTTTTCTGTTTACGATAAAGTTTTTTTAAAGCGTTTTGGGTTTTCTGCCCAAACACAACATTGTTGTCGTAAATTATTATTTCGTTGCCAAGAGATATAACACTCGTGATTTGTTCATTCCGTTTTTTTAATGCAGCAAAATCGGCTAAACTAAAATTCATTCGTGTTTCCACACATGGTGCATATCCTGTGCAATAATAATCGGTCATTCCGTTGCCACAGATATTCTGTTTTGAACACGATTTACACAAATCGCTTATTTGCATATATGTTCCTGCCGATTTAATTGCCATCATGTTCCCCCTTTAACCATTCAACAAATGCCGACTTACAACCATCATATTCGCCACCACACATAGGTTTTTCAAAAATACAATCACCGCAATGAAAGTGTTTAGATAACCACTCTGCTTTTTCTTCCGTGGATAATCCGCAAAACCATTGCTCGTTGGTCATCGGTTTTTTTATCGGTTGATAACCATTTCCTTTTGTTCCGTTAAATCTATTTCCGTATAAAATCTGTTCCTTGTTTCCAAATATCATTCGTGTTTCTCCTCTCTGTGTGGTTGTTTTAACCACCTCATCACGATTTTTAAATCATTTTCTTTGGTGTCAATACCACTACATTCCATCTGTTGGAACAGTTCATTGCTACACCACACAAGTTTATAGACTTCTTCTGCCAACTGTTCCGTTGTACAGGAACGCAACCATTCTTCGTTGGTCTGAACATAGTTTTCATCCTTGTCGAAAACAGTTTTGCAAATATCACACTGATATAAACCGCCACCATAACTACGCACTTTTGGAAACCCACATTGTGGGCAGGATAAAATCGTAATATCATTAGCCATTGTGTTTCTCCTTTAACCACCACTCCATTAAAACTATCCAAAAGTTACCATCATCTTTGTGTACAATGGCTTGTAGCCTAACATCTAATGGAATACACGCCCAATTTTTACAAATCCATCTCTTTATC